GCAACCATCTGCTCCTTAGCACCGCCAGTTGATAGCATCCCGCCGCAGTCGTGGATATTAAGCTCACACATCATCGCTTCATTCAAACAATTAGAGCAAGCATCATTGTAATAGCTGTAAAGGAACCAATCACAGGCTCGGTAAACATCGCCCATCTTCTCATAAGGAATCTGACCTAGATATTTAACTGGTGCGTCCTCGAGATCAAAGTTCCATTCCACACTCTCAGGCCCGAAACGACCAACAATCCATAACTCCATTTCAATATTCTTCTCAAGACTCTCATTCCTAATTTGCTGATATTCATAAAACGCCATGTGGGGTTGCTTAGAATCATCACGATTCTGGCGGACATATAAACATCTATCATTTTTACCTCTTTTCTCAAACATATTCCCTCCGGGCCTAAATTTCTCAGGATCAGAACCATTAAGAACAACGTACTCATGCTCCTTTTTAGGCAAGTATGGTGATATAAAATCCATTGCCCATTGAGATTGATAAACAACCACATCCGCTAGCCGGGCATAATCTTTCATGCGTGTCATCCCGGTCCCTCGATTACGTGAATCCTTAAGCCAGTTATCTACCCGCAGAACGATCTTACCTTTACCTTTAATCTTCTCTACTTCATCGCGGCCCACCATTGAGGCTGAAGGGATTATAAAAATATCCTCAGAAGGTTCGTACCCCTTTATCCCATCAGAAAAGTTATTAGCCCAAGACCACCCGCCTCCTAATCCATCAGGACGATCAGATAAGATGGTTACTTGCATACTCAGTGTTAGTTACTGAAGTAAAGTTTTTCCCTAGTCTCTCAAATAATCTATCAAGATTTCCAAGATCGGTAGCCTCCCATGAGTGAAGCCAATATGACTTATTATCACCGCTTGGCCGAAGCTCATCATTAAATACATGATACCCTCCATCCATTTCAAACAACCGCATATTTTTGGGAAGCTTTCTCAGATTTATAACTGACCGAGCACACCTATATTTTTTAGCAAAAAGAAAGTCAGCTATCTCAGGAGTGTAGTAACCTCGCGGATAACAGAATGATTTTGGGCGAGTCCCAAATAATCTTTCATGCCACTCGAGTCCTTGGCTAATCTCCTGCATCCAAGAAATCTCAGTAAGCCTAGTAAGAAGTCGATGGCTATAAGTATGTTGTCCAATCTCCATCTGAGGGAAATGTTTAACAAAAGTTTTCATTTCCCCCTCCATCATCACCTCATGTTTTGGATTCTTAGCAGACCAATAAAACGTAGCCACTAAGCCGTGTTTCCGTAGCAGCTCAGCTACTAGAAAATCATTAGGATGGCCATCATCGACACTAATTGTTATCGCCCCTCTATTCATTGGTATTTATCTTACCATAAATTTTATATGCACGGGCAGGGAATCGAACCCTGCGATCACCTTCCACCCTTACTGTGATCCCGTTTAGGGGCAGGTCTGGCTCCGGCTGACTATACCACTAGCTTCCGTGCATATAGAGAACCTTAGCTAATTTCCCCTCAGTTTAATAGTTAGGGCGGTTACTATAAGTACAAACAAAATCACTCCAGTGAACATTAGCAATGCACCCATATCCTCACCATAACCATGATTGTCTTCTTGAAATTTGAATTTCATAATCTTAGCTGGAACTTATAGCCGCTCCCGCTGTTCTGCAAACTGATATTCATTTCTATACAAATAATTCCTCTCATTCACAAACACCTCACCAGTATTTTTATTTGTTATTTTAGCTACTCCCATTTGAAACATCCACAGACATATTGAACAGTAATTTCCTGCTGTTGACGTGCCTTCATTCCGTCCTAAAAACCTGCCACAGTTCTCACATGTTTTCATAATCAATATCTCCTTCTCCATAACCACTCCTTACTGGTTCTTTTTGCCAAGCCTCAAAATCTTCTTCTGACATTTCAAAGTCAACACAGTAGCCACTTTTTTGTTCTAATATATAAAACATATCAGTGCGTCATTAGATAAGCCATGTATCTAAAGTTATCATTCTTTGGGTTCTCTATCAAGTAACGATAGCTTGATTCGGCTTTAGTCCTTTGAGTCTTGAACCATCTGAATATCTGCGATCTCTTTTTCTCGGGGATGCCTAAGTCTTTGATTACCTTGGCAGCGCGGTCCTGCCACTCAAAAGCTGCCAACTTTATCTTAGGCTTAATCCTTGGTGTGTTGAAGTCTACGCGCTCCATATCACTCACACGCCTCGCAGACGTTATATATCTCAGCCTCTTGAGGTTCAGGCATTTCAAATTCTTCTTCGTCATCGTTCATGATTTTTGCTTACGCTTCCAGTCTAAATAATACTGATACTTTTGGCGTTTCCTCTCAGCTAACTCTGCCGGTGTCTTTTTAGGAATAGGTACCCCACGGCAATTTTTACACTCACTGTCCACAACCAACTTGCCCTTAACAAAATGAGCATGGGCTGAAAACCCTTGTCTAGCATGATAGCGCTCTTTTCTCTCAGCTTTAGTATTTATATTTAGTTGTTCAATCATATTTTATTTACAATTATCCCTTTATATCCCTGGGGTAGGCACACACGGTACTGGTTATTACACGAACACCATAAGCAGTTGTAAGTGAACGTCCCTAGGCGATGAGTGTCGCCGGTGGCTGGAGTAGATATACCACCTATTTCATTCCTTACTTGCTTAATCCCTCTCCTGTTCTAGCAAGGTCAGCCGTTGTCAGGGTAGACATTGCGGCCACTGTTGCAAGAACACGAGATAAGGTTATGTAGCACCGTTTTTACTAGCCGGTACTAAGACGCTAGAGTGTTCGATTTGTAATATGCAGACACCAAAAAAGCCACACAAGTGTGGCTCAGTTGGATGCAACGTAAGAAAATTCAATATTCTTATTAAATTTACTTAACTGCATACTACTACTATACACAAATTTAATGAGTAGTCCACTTTTTTCTCCACAAGTAAAAAGAGAGCCTAGCGACCTTGGGAGTAGTCACTAGACTCTAGGGGAGGGTTAGTGTACAATACAGTTATGAAGCTGTGTAAATGTGGTTGTGACAAAATGGTTTACCGTAAATTTGCCAGTGGTCATCATTATAGAATAAAGCCACCTGTAAACAAGGGTAAAGGGAAGGGTTATATAGCAAAAGTTATTAATGGAGTAAAAACCTTTGAGCATCGAGGCGTTATGGAAAAACATTTGGGACGAAAGCTGAAAAGAAGTGAACAAGTCCATCATAAAAATGGCGATAAGAAAGATAACCGTTTAGTAAATCTTGAACTAATGGATGCCAGTGCTCATCAAAAACTTCATAATCCAGAAGTTCCTAAGCCTCCTATTAAATGTTTAACTTGTTCAAGATTCATAAATCCCAGAAGATCAGATGGCCGTACTTATGGAATTAAACATTGGCTAAAAAAGAAATATTGCTCTCGCCAATGTAAAATTATATTTAGTAGAAAAAGCCGCAGCAAGAAGCTACGGCATCAGCCAATCAGCGATTAAATGTACTAACCTCGCATTTCTCGCAGTAGGTATATTCGATAAACCTACTAAACCTGTTCAAGTGACGGAGTTCTCTTTTACTAACGTGGAACCACAAGCCCCAACAGAACTCTTGTAGATAACTGACTCTCTCGCATTTCTGACAGATTAAGACAGCTTTCATGGTTAGACCTCCTAAAAAGAACCTTAGTTCTTTACTCAGTTGAGGAGGCAAGGATTTGGTAGGGTCTTATCGCTCTCGACAGACTCCCTTTGGTCACCTTGCAGGGATTTTTGTGGCTCGGTCCCGAAGGTCCTCTAGCTGGTAGTCAACCAGGAATACCACAGGGACTATCAACCCTTGGTTATCATTCGGGGATATGTGACTAAACCATATCCCTATAGCGTCTCCCTTTTCCGCCACTCCTCAGTTGAATAAAGAACCATCCTTATTATACCTCGCGGAAGCCATTTCGCACCCTTTTTAGGGCTGTTGAGAAGTCAGTTATAAAGTCCTTGCATTATATCTCTTAGTGTATATAATATAGAGTATGAATAGAGAAATAAAAGTCAGGGCTTGGGACGGAGAGAGGATGCTTTACCGTGGGCTCCATGATCGTAATTGGTACGCTACCCTATATAACGACGACAGCGGAAGCAATTGTGTGGGCGGTGTCCATCCTAGAGATATAAAATTAAAGACTATGCAATACACCGGCCTCAAGGACAAGAACGATGTTGAGATATATGAGGGGGATGTAGTAAGAGTGTTAGATAGAGACTGGCCTTCTCAAGAAGGTGGCAATACAAGCGAAGAAAATCTTATTGAGTACATGAACTCCATTGCAAGTATATGTCAGGTAATTTGGGCAGGAGCTAGTTTTAACTACGAACGAGTATCTGGTATGGGATACTACAATTGGGACTTAGCAGAAACAAAAGGTCGTGATTTATGTGAAGTCATCGGCAACATCTACGAGAACCCTGAACTTTTGAAAGTATGACTGACCAAGTACACAAGCGAATCATTAGACTACACGACAGCATCCCGGCAGTAACAGCCAGTGATGGGAGGATTAGGGCAGAGCTTAGAAGGATAGCCTTACTATTAAAACCTGTAGAAGATGACTCTTGGAAAGATCGAACAGGCATCCCATTAAAATGACTAACTACGAAGAATACGCTGCCCTAGCTCTCAAGAAAAAAGAGCTTGAGGCTGAAATGGATGAGATCAAAGGGAGGATCATGGATCAGATGTTAGCTGAGGGAGTTAACAAAATGAATACAGTTCACGGGACTATATCGGTAGCTAAAAGGAAATTGTGGGAATGGCCCGAAGCTATCCTCCAAGAAGAAGCAGAGTTTAAGCTGCGTAAAAAGAAGCTACAGCCTAACATTCCTTACTCAGAGTCTCCTTATCTAATGTTTAGAGTCGCTGAGGTAGAGGAGAAAGAAGTCGAGCACGGTAAAATTCATTAATTTATTAACTAAATAATTATGGGAGCATATTCAAAAGAACAACAAGAAGAGAAGCCAGTGAGCACAGGTAACTACCTCAATAAATTTGAGGAGGGAGATAACAAGATTCGTATTATTAAGAAACCAATCACCGGCTATGAGTATTGGCGTGAAATAGATGGAGAGCGTAAACCAGTTCGTCTAAAAGCCTTGCCCAAAGAAATGCCTGAAGAAGCCTTGCCAGCTAAGTATGGAGATAAAATTAAATACTTTGAGGCTTTCGAGGTTTGGAATTACGCCGCAGAGAAGATTCAGATCATGCAACTGACTCAAGTCACTATCTATGATGGATTGATGAATTACGACATGAACGATGACTGGGGCGATCTTCGACACTACGACGTTACAATCAAAAAAACCAAAGAGGGTGATAGAACTTCATACGATGTTATGGCTTCCCCACCTACTGAACTTTCAGAAGAGATCGCTAATGCTTCGGCCGAAATAGACATTGACTTAGAAGACCTATTCGATGGAAAAGACCCCTTCAAAAAGGACTAACCAGCAGAACAAAGCCCTTCATGTGCTTTTTGCATTAGTAGCTGATGAGTTTGAGAAAGCCGGAGTTGAAATGTCTATCTTTGCTAAGCTACCAATCCGAGTCCCCTGGTCAGAGGTAATAGTTAAAGAGTTATGGCGAGCCATTCAAATAGCCCAAGTAAACAAAGTAAGTACCTCTAAATTAACTAGAAAAGAAATCGAATTAGTGTATGACACCTTTAACCGAATGATCGCTGAGGAGTTCCATTTACATATAGCATTTCCAAGTATTCAACAATTATTACAAGACAATGAATAAAATAAATGACTTAAAAAACCGTCCTCTCTCTGTTGCAGAAGCTGCTCGGGTACTTGGAGTCGGACACACAAAGATAAAAAACATGATGATTAGCGGAGAGCTTGAATATGAACTTACTCTCGGCGCAACCCCCCGCAGCAACACTTACAAAATCAGCTACCAGAGCTGTGTTAATTGGCTAAAGAAAAATGATGACTGAGATAAATCGAGAGAACAAAGCAAACAAAATCATCAATCATTTCATGGCTGCTGGAGCAACCGTGTCTAAAAAGGATTACGATTATATCCTCTCCTGCCTTGAGACAGAAGACTCCCACACCTGTGAAACCTTTTGTTCAGGATGTCCTGCCTGTAAGCCAGAGATTGAAGCTCAGCAGTATAAAGAGCACTTAGCAAGAGACACCCAACCAGAGGAGCCATGTATATGTGGAAAGAATACACCGAACACTGCAATTGATTCGCATGTACAAGAGCCAGCCATACACTCACCAACATATTGTGGCCAATCCACAGACACCCCCAAAGAGTGTCAAGCAGAGGATAACTGCCATCCTCAATGCTCATCCCACAAGGGGTTAGAATGTGATTGTGGCCAACCAACCCCCAAAGAGTGTGAGCCATCAAGAAACCTACAAGACTGTAATTGCAAACACCCTTTTTCTTATAATGAAAATTGTCCAGTTCATTGTGCGAAAGGAGACCCTGGTTGTCAGCCCACCCCACCCAGCAAAGCCTGTAAATCAGAGGATAACTGTCATCCTCAATGTTCAGCGCATAAAGGATTAGAGTGTGACTGTGGTCAACTCAGCAAACCTAAAGACTCCAAACCTACTCAACTGAGACTGAGGGAGATAAGAGAAAATTGGAAGTTAGACGACAAAGGCCATGATATTGCCTTCCTCCTCACCAAATTAGATGAAGCGAAGAAGGCTTTGGAGAGAATATCTAAAGGAAACTTGTTCTCGTCAGATGTCTGTGCTCACAATGCTCTCAAATCAATTAACGATGAGTGAGGAACGAACAATAGAATATAAACGAGTAAAGATTCTTAAGGAACATTGCCCTGTCTGTGAAGAGGAAGCTAGGGGTAATGGCAGTGGAATACTTCCTTATCAATGTTCGTGTGGAGTATGGGAATATGTATCACCTGGTAAATTTAAGATTGTAGAGGAATCAATTAACGAGGATGAGTGATAAAATAGATTCAATAGACTGCTCCAAGCATAAGACCGCAGGAGAGTGCGGAATTGAGGGCTGCACAAATATGCGCAAGGCTAATGGTCCGTGTCCCAAGTGCGGTGTAGGAAGATACAAACGTTTATGTCGTGGTAAAACTTGTCCTCGCAGATCATGACCTCCCTAGAATCCAAAGTAACCTCCAAAACAGAAACCTTGAACGCCGAGGACATACTGCGGTATTTAGAAAAAGAGAATTGGAATACTGGCTATGACTTAGCTGTTTCAGAGTTTTGCCCTTACCAAGAAAGTCGACGCATTGACTTGTTCTACTTTCGCCGTTGGGATAGGCAGACTAGAGGATATGAAATTAAAGTCACCCGTAGCGATTTTCTCCAAGACAAAAAGTGGCAAAATTATCTAAAGTTCTGTACCTGGTTTTCTTTCGTTGCGCCAAAGGGAGTGATTAAACTTGATGAACTACCAGACAACATTGGTCTGGTTGAAATTGAAGTAATAGAACTTGATGAAACTGACTGGCGACATAAAGGGAATAAATTAACTGAGGAGGAAATACAGTACTGGCTAGAGCATAAAGTTGTCCGCCGCCCCAAAAAGCTACGGGAAAAAATAGATGAGGCCGAGTACACACGACTTTTAGAGGGGTTGCTTTACAAACTCATCCACAAACAGGAAAACATCATTAAAGCTTAAGGCCATGAATAATAACCTTGTCACAAGTCTCCCCCTCAGCCGTAAGCTAGCTGCTGCGTTTAAGGAGAAGGGGATTAAGCCGACTGAGAGTGAGTTTTGGTGGGTAGAAGGAGCAGATGAATGGTATCTAGAAAAAGATGCAGGTGAGGTAATTGAGGCTCAAGAACAAAAAGTTAATACTATCCCCGCCTACCTATCAGATGAATTATTGGATGGGATGCCGCTAAATTTAGAAATAATCAGAGGAGACAGAGTTTGGGGAATTGCATTAACTTGGCCTAAAAGTAAATCGTTTCAGGACAAATCTCTTCCCAACACTTGCGCAGAACTCTCAATCTGGCTGATTGATAATGGTTATTATGAAAGATAGAGAAAAACTATTACACGCCACTTTTTTCTTAGTAGTAATAGGTATCGTTCTGTACGGCAGCGGCGTAGAGTCTGCAACGCTTTCAGCCGTAGGGATGGTATTTGTTTATTCACTAAACAAAGATTGAGTTATGACCATTGAACAAGCAATCGAGAAAGCTATTGAGGGTGGGTGGAAGCCAAAGGTTCACCGCCACTACAGCCTATCTCAAGAGAAAGATTACCGTGATATGTGGGAGGCATATACGTTACTCGACACCTCCTTCTGGCAGAGTTTGGGTAAGGCTATGGGGTGGGGTAAAACAGGATTAGGACAATACAAGAAATTTAACTCTGACTACCAATGGCAACACCACTGGCACTCCCTCATCGACTTTTTGTCTGACGGCGGCTCAATCGAGGATTATTTCAAATCACTATGAACCAACCCAAAACCATGATGGAGGAGAGGTTTGATAAAAAGTTTGCACCAGCAGCGGGAATGCCGTGGAGTATGGACAACATCAAAGCCTTCATAACCCAGGAACTAGCTGACCAGAAGGCGGGTGTACAAATATGGTGTGACTGCGGTGATCTGATGGAGCCTAGTGCAGATGATAAATTCCAAGGAGTATACGGTAAGGCGGTGTACTGTCTTGGCTGTGATAAAATAGTTTATATTGCTAGTGAGAAGAGTAAAAAGGCTGTCGCCACTGCCTTAAAGAAAAAGCTATGACCCCAGAGCAGCTTAAAAAAGAGTTCTGGATTACTCCACCTGAGATATACAAGTCATTAGATGATGAGTTTCATTTTGACTTTGACCCTTGTCCTTATCCCTTCAACGGAATAGATGGAACAGAAACTAACTGGGGAAAGAGTACTTATCTCAATCCTCCTTTCAGGAAAAGCGACGGCCGCTTCGGAAAAGGACCAACAGCATTTATTAGAAAGGCTATTGAAGAAAACAAAAAAGGAAAAACCGTTGTTGTAATCATCAACACAATGTCTTATATAAATCTGCTGTTAGAAGCCGGAGCAGAAATGCGTTCAATGGGACGAGTCAAATGGCTTGACGGGCAAACAGGTGAGCCCTGGAAAAGTCCGAGCAATACTACTCTTTTTGTTCTACGAGGTAAAAACGTATGAACGAGCAGATCAAAAAGGAGGCGTGGAAAAGATTTTGGGCGTTATTTCCAGACGGCTTTGTATATGATGAAGTAAGAGAAAAATTTAAGAGATTTATTAGTAGAGAATTAGACAAAGCCATTGAGCTACAAAAGAAGAAGGATGCGGAGATAGCGAGAGAGCGATTGATAATTGCATATAGGAATGGAATTATTGACGGTAAACAAAATACAAACTGCGAGAAGGTAGTAGTAGCCCAAGGAGTTAAAGCCATAGAATCCCAAAATGAGAATTAAAGTTGACAAAGCTGATCAAATGTTCAGTTGGTACGTGAGAAAACGCGATGACCACTGTATGCGTTGCCTCTCACCCGTTGGTTATAACTTAAAAGGTCAACCAAACACTCACGAAAACTCTCACTACTTCGGACGACGCAAAGAAAATACCCGCTACGATCCTGAGAACTGCGACACCCTTTGTACTGCTTGTCATGTTACCTGGGGATCAGAGGACCGTGAGGATTACCGTGACTTTAAGATTAAACAGTTAGGTGAAGAAGGGTTTAAGAACTTAATGATTCGATCTTACCTGACAAAGAAAAAAGACCGCGCCGCCTCCTACATCTACGCCAAAACTCTTTACGATTCAATACCATCCCTTGAATAAGTTAAGAGGAATAACCCTACCCGCCCCGGCTGAATCAACCGTTGAAATTAAGTTCTCACCATCAAAATAACCACGTGCTACGTGTCCTAAAACAGATTCCCTTGACACTATATATACTTCTTCCCCTATGGGTGGTAGCTCTGTGCTTTTTACTGGGAGGCTGCCGGCTCCTCCATTGCGTGTCTTAGGTACACAGAATCCTCTTGAGCGGAGGTACAGTACACATCCTTGGCTCGCACCGCTCGAACAGGTGTAATCACTCGTTACAGGTAATATGTTCGTTACAGATGATCTATGTGGCTCTGGTGTCTTGTTGTATAACTCCTCTACTACTGGAGATAGCGGCCCCTGAACGGCCAACAGGCGGGGCTGATGTCCTATATTTACCTGGCTCGTTCCCGTAGCTTTCTTAGCGGTTCCGAATAACAGAAGGCCCATCGCTACGAGTAGCCCAAGACTTTTGAGGACTCGTTGTATAGGGTTACCAGTATACGTAAAACTGGGGTACAATACAAAGACCTATTATGAAGGAAATAATTTTAACTAGAGGATATAAGGCTGTAGTTGATGATGACGATTATCCTAAATTAAGTATCTACAGATGGTACGCTAGTGGATCGGGAAGATACGTGTATGCTGGAAGGAAAGTTAAGGGTAAATATATTGCCCTGCATAGAGAGATTATGGGAACGCTGGATTGTGACAGAAGCGTTGAAGTGGATCATATAAATCACGACACTCTTGATAATAGAAAGAAAAATTTACGTGTTGGTGATAAGTCAATGAATCAAAGCAATAATCTTGGGCATAGAGGAGCATGGTGGCAGAAACAAAACAAGCGTTGGTGTGCCAGAATAAAATTTAGGAAGGTTCGTTACAACCTTGGTTGTTATGCGACAAAAGATGAAGCGCAAAACGCATGTGACAAAAAAAGAAGCAAAATTAGAAAAGAGAACGGGATAAAAACTACTCCACTTCCGAAGAAATAGAGTAGCTACACCAATTCAGGTGTGCAATGTTTATTTTCCTTTTGCTATTCCACTACGGACACCCATTGCCAATAGAGAAGTTGAAACTAATTGTCCTGCTGAAACAAAATCTAACTGTCCTAGTAAATAACCGACTACGGCGTACAGGATAGTTAGTGAACCAACTGTATAGGTTACTTTTCCGTCTGCTAATCCAAACATACAAACCACCTCCCATTCATTTTTTGCTTAACACTGCATTGATAACTTTGGTATTTTGATCTAGCACCGAAACCAAATGTGTCTGGTTATTGTTAGCTCGTTCCATTTGGATAGATATGCCTTGCATTGTCTCATCTATATGAGACAAATGATTATTCAGCGTTGTGTTAGTAAGCTTGTCCTTAAATCCCATGTAGATCAAAAGACCAATAGAAATACCTATGGCTCCTCCTTGTATTAAGACTTGAACTAAATCAATTTCCATATTAAAAGAAACCTCTACGTTGCATTTCTAAGATAAATAAAAATCTAGGTAGCCCATGCCAGAATCTCATCTTCCTTAATAGGTCTTCCTCAGTATGTACACCTCCAGCTACTCGATATTGAAAATATCTGCTTTCTTTTTCCTTTGGTTGTCGTCCCCATACTGAACGGAATAAACTATTTACCTGTTTTATTAATTCAGACTTTGGCTTCTTTGAAGGATCGTATTGGAAGTGTGGTTTATCTCCTCTCCAACCTAAGTCTTTGTATGGCCATATGATATACGGAATATCTTTAACTATTTTATACAACCGCTTATACATTTTAGCGTCATAAGATAGCGGACCATCAGGATTAAAAGCTATATCAGCAGCCTCTCCTGTAAGATGTTTTGATTCAAGAGTCCAGCTAAGACCTTTACGGACTAACTCTTTCTGCTCAGCCAACGTCCTAGTAGTATCAGTTACAAAAGCTGGAATACCAATATTGTTGGCTTTTCTAATAAGTTCCTTAACGCTTGCTCTGAAAGTCTCTTTTAATTTATTTATATCCCTGCTTGACATAGCTTTATCTTACCAATTAAGCGTCTGTGAAGGTAGTTGGTATTGCTTCAGTGCGTGAAACACCAAAATCTTGCCGTAATTTCTCTAGTTTAGATTCAAGCACTGGATGTTTAATGCTTAATTCAAGCTCAACATTATCCTTTTTATAGACCGTTTTGGTAATCAACATACTATCGTTTAACAAATTACTGATCGTTTCAGGCACATTGAGAATCTGACAGGTATCACCTGGATTGATCGTCTCAATTCCATTAGGAAAGTTATCATTAACAACTATCCTAAGTTTCAGAATTGGAGGTGTTAAGTCTTGCAGAACGGCGTTCCCTACTTCATCAGCCGTTGTTGAATCTGTTACATTTGTTTCTCGTCGAAGCTTTGATCTATTGCCAAACTTAGTGATGTTACTCGCATCAGTATATCGTCTGACTGTAGCGTTGTTAAAATAAATGAAAGCTTCATTAGCTGCATTTGCTAAATCCTCCTGTAGAGAAATTGAAGTAATATCTCGCTGTACAATAAAAACATGATCGGTTCCATCCGTTGCCTTTTTCAAAGTAAAGACATTATCAGCCAAGACTCTCCAAAACCATCTTCGGTCAGTATCCTGTACCAACTTAATTGCACGATTCAATCCCACGCCATAAGTAACAGCCTCAAACTTATCTTTGATGGTAGTAGTCGTTTCCTCAACTGAATCAGAAGTAAAGTTAATCCGAGCCTGACCATTCATCGAACGGTAATTATTAATAATCTGCTTGGCGATATTCGTTACCGTATCTCCTGAAGTAAAGTCATGGACTATAGTAGTGCTTGTTCGCCAGAGAGATTGAAACAATTTTGAGACATGACCAAAACAACGGATCGTCACCCGCTCAATCCCATCCTGAACATCTAATGTTCGCTGTCCTATAAAACCTGAGAAGTAATCAATCCCTTCTGCATCTAGTTTAGGACCACCAACACGAATAATAAGAGCTGAGTTTAATTGAGTATCAACATCGCCAAAGGTATCAATATTTTTATTCGTCGTGACCAGTGCTTCCATCGAGCCATTGATCTGACGAGTGATCGAGGCAAAGTCATACTTCTCAGTTACGTCTACTTCTGATCCATCATCAGTCTCGACAATGAAAATAAATTGTTTCTCGGGCTGGATATTTACCCCGGCTGAGATACCCGTTGGTGTTTTATCGTCTCTTGTTATATTAGGACCAATCGTAAAAGTGACGAAAACATCCATTGGCCCTGATAAACTACTTGGCGTACCAAAAGGATCAGGAGAACCATCACTGAAAGTGTCTGTTACTTCTCTCCTTAAATCAGAGGTAGCAGCCCTTGAAATTGTTAAGCTCTCAGCTCCAGGGTCTTCCCAATGTAATCCTATCCAATAGCTAACACCTGAAACAATATCTATCCTATTCGAGCCAGTGAAGGTAAAAGTAATTGCTTCCTCTGAGTTATTATTGACTGTTTCATCACCCGTTACAGCCAACAATTCTCCTGGCTCACCACCGTCATCAGCATAAATCACACCTCTAACATCTGTTGAACCAGCGCCGGTTATCGAAATCCTAGCAGTTAAAGTCTCGGCAGTACCATTTGAAGTGGGAGTAGCAGAACTTACGGCCAATTTATCAGTAGAGCTATTACTTGAACCTGACCCATCAGTTGTTTTTCCGAATGTTGTAGTTGCCATTACGCTACCGAATGATGAGTCAGGAAGTAGTCAAACTCTACATCTAAATTAAAGTCTGTGGGAAACGAGTCATATAACTTAAACCATAAATCTTCTAAGGCTTGTGCTGTCCAAGTAGAACCTGCATCAGTTGAAACGTTAATCTTACCCTGAGTATAATCACCAGCAGTATTAATCTTGAACGAATAGAAATTTTGCGCATCTCCACCTGCTTGAGTGAGAACAATATGATAATCAACTCCACTGGTTAGAGATGGCGGGGTACTGAAGGTAACAGGAATAATTGTGAAGTCATCCTCAGTGACACTCGATTCTAAGATTATTGCTGAAGCACTCGTCACAACCGTACCAGAAGGCTCCCCACCATTATCTGTCTGAATTTCAACTGTTATATCATCATTACTGGTCTGAGCTGTCCCGGTATATTTCTGAATATTATCAACATAAAATCCCTGAGTACCAGAAGGAGGTGCGTTGTTAATTTCTATTTGTCCTGCTCCAGCAAATGTCTGACCAACAACGGTATGTTCTAAGGAACCATCAGCATAGATTTCGATGTTATTACCAACTGGTCGAAACTCCCAAGTCTTATCTACACCACTGATTGTTTTTTGGTCAATGCCATCAACTCTAATAGTTGAAGTCCCAGCTTGGAGGAATAGATATATTCTAATGTTAAGACCACCAGAAGCAGATAATTGACAATAATGCGTAGCATTTGTTTCTCCACTCGTCCCTGCTGTAAGACGTGCAATATCAAACTTCATTCCCTCAAAGTCTGTCTCATCAGAAGTAACTGCGTGTGAAGAAGGAGCCGTAGCTTGAAATTCTAATCTTTGATTTTGCTCAACAGCATTAGTTCCTCCCGTCTGAGTCCATAAAGAAGTATCAAAACTGTTATCATTAAAATTATCATACGAAGCTAGATTAAACGCTGTTCCTGTTATCTTCTTAAGCAAGAGATCAATCTGCGGAACTGATATATTTGAATCAGGATTAATCTGCTGAGCTAGTTCAGTATTCCCAAATACTGATCTCACATTATCTGATCCAGTTTGTGATTGATGAATTGTAGAAGCTGTTTCAACCGTAGTCCGAAATTGATTAGTGCCTAATACCGTTCGTGGAATCAAACCTGTAAATCGTTTTGCTCTAGTGTTATAAGTAACCTCTTTTGCTCGTCCATCAATAACTACCACATCATCCGAAACAAAATTAGTTGCTACTGAGATAGATTCATTGGTTGTTTTGTTCAGGAAAGTTAAAGCAGTTATCGCATTACCTCCTGTACTATCCAAGGTTAAAGTAATGATCGGATCAGGCCGTAAACTTCCCCCTATGCTAACTTCACTTGAGAAAGGTGAACCTGTAATATCTAAGAAAGAATTTTCAGTAAGCGTTGTTTCAATCGCATAACCTCTTGGTGCTAACAATTGGATAGTGAACGGGATATAATCAATATTAAAATGTTCCTCCTCTCGCAAGATGCTTGAGGGATTGAGACAAATACAATCTTCATAAGCAAACACTCCGTCAGTCGCCGTCAGTATGAGACTTGCCTTTTGCTGGAAGACAGCTACGAAATCACGCACCCTAGTCTGATATGTTGAAATACTATTAACAGTTCCCAACAAAGTTCCCTTAATCTCAAGAATCTGAGCACCGGGAGTCAGAGAAATAATATCAACTCCACGATCACGCGCAGGACGTAAGATAGCTGTATCGCGTTCAGCCGCAGACTTCTCACGAAAGATATTTACACTAACTCCATTACTGGCGTTAAGCGTAAAGTCTCCAAAGGTGATAGTAGAGATCATATTAAAATACTCCTAGCTCTGAAGACTCAACACCACCCTCTAATATTTTATTGAGCAGCTTTAAGAAACGGTCAGAGTCCACATCATTATTAATAGTGATGCCACCCATATTCACAGTTGTCTTATGAGTTGGGACTACTGTCTCTCCACCATGAGCTGCAATGATCTGTCGTGATCCTCGCGGCCCGGGGACTACTCCACCATTATCAAACTCTGGTAGTAAGAGTCCGGCTGGACCTAATAATCCTTGGAGCACTCTATTAGTTATATTCTCACCCGGGGCCAATTTGCTTTCTACTTTATCAGCAAGAATTAATACTTTAGATAAAGCAGTAGTAAGTGAATCCCAAGCATCAGTAACTACTTCAATGCCCTTAAAGAAATCTCCCAACGCTGGGACCATAACATCAGTAATGAAAGGCACTAACTTGTCCCGCATGAACGGCAAAATCTGGTCCTTCATAACAGGCAAAAGCTTCTCACCGATTTCCTCTCTAACATCCTTCCAGTCTTCTGCTAACGCTTTGAGTTGGTTAGCCACACTGCTCTGCGTTCGTAGTAAATCACCCTGAGCGTCTGTGCTATTCTTAAACAGCAAATTCATTGTAGCTTGAGCCTTAGCCTGCTTAGTCAACTCCTCACCTGCCTCTGCCAATCCAGCAGCATAAGCCTCAGTTTTTACATCAGCCTCAGTAATGACGATACCCAAAGTCTTTAGGGATTCACGCTCACCCGTCAAAGCTGAAGTAAAAGCTCTGATGACATCCTTATCTTGTCGATTGTTAAACGAAGCAACATCTAAGGCCAGCTCTGTCATCTGTTGTGACATCTCTGCTGCGGCCTCAGTTTGTAGACCCATTGGCTTTAAGACATCTCCAATGCCAGAGGTAAATTCCTTCAATGACGTTGCTGACCGTCCTACGCTCTCACCAAATTCATCTGCCCATTTTTCTACATCCTCAGCAATACCACGAAAAACAACATTGAACTTGCTTTGTATCTCCTCTGCATCTGACGCTGCCTTAATAGAGATAGCAGCAATCCCTCCGATAGAAGCTACTACTGAAATTGCGGCAAACTTAATACCGGCAGCGTGATCTTGTACCTTACTACGCAATTTTCCGATTCCACGGGAAGTACTCTGAAAAGCTTTTTTAGTATTATCTTTAGCGGTTAAAATTATTTGTATTCTTTCGGTTGGCATGCAAGTTCAGTATAACAAGAAAATCTCTAATATCCTCGCTATTCTGATTTCTCAGTTGGCTTGGTGTCCAACCAAACTCTTTACATAGCCTATACTCCTGGTATTGGCGTGGTACTACTCCGACTGGCTTTCCTTGGATGAGGTTACTGATTCGCCCGATGTCTTTTTTTTTAACGAACTATTAGCCACTGTCTGCTCCAAAAGATATAAAACAACTTCCATCGGTAATCGCCTGATATTCTCTTTACTGATTTCGAGAGGCTTGCCGTCTTCATCATCAAAGTTCCATCCTTTAATAATTGCAGGTAACAATATGGTTGCCATCTCAACCTCACTTATTCCCGGCTTAATGTCACTGAAAGCACCCCACGGGGCTTTCTTTAACATGATAACTTTACTCCCCTCGTAGCCGGGAACAGTGATCTCCTTTGTTTCTAATACCCTCATCCGTAAAGTAATTTACCAAACAGAATCAGAAGTATTGGGACGATAACTATAAATAGAATCAATCCCATTCCCCAATCGCTTGATTTTCCTTTGTCCATACCCCTCTATGTTAAGGATTAAGTAGTGTAACTTGATTGCCCGTTTACCAACGTAGCAGTCATTACGTTACCGCTAGAAACCTCTATATGTGCTTTGAACTCGACTATTTGGCGCACAATATCACCTAACGCGATAGTGCGATCAAAGCCAAGAAAATTAACATTAAACAAATCTATTGTCAACTTGGGTCCATTACCGGCACCAATATCAACTGCGGTATCTTCCCACTCTAATCTCATGGCTTGGTTGGTATCAGCGAAGACAAAATCATGTTCAACATCTCCATCAAAGACTCGTTCAAAGGAACCAGTGATTTCTAGGGCAGTGTTGTAAATATCTGTAGGTGTATTAGAGCCACTAGCGAAGTCAGGATCAGCACCCTTAGATAAAGTAAGGGTCAGGTTATTAATCACTGTAGCTCCTGCCGCGGTAAGTCCACTCTGCGTAGACGCCACCTTAAAGGTGAACGTCCCAGGAGCAAATACAAAGTCCTGAGTAGTAAAATCAGGTGTCTCGCTTACATCAGCAGGAGGCTCTGACATAAATCCGACCTCTGCTGTAGTTAATGCATCAGGAGTAAAACTAAACCCTAGAGTCTCTAAGGCAGCCCGGACGAATCTCTCAGTCTTATTAGGGTCTTGGATGCCTAGCGATAAGGTAGGATGCTGATTACTCTCAGTTCGGTTAAACGTATGGCTAAATTCACCACTACCGTTATCAGTAGTGTCTACATCTCCAAATAATTGTGTTAAGAAATACCCTATCGCATTAGCCCGTAGGTCCATTGAAATAGAACCCTGGCCGAACTTCTGCAATGTCTTTTCTTCTTCACTACTTATGAGCTTCCCCTGAGCGCCCATAACTGACTGTGTGTTAATACGCTGTTGGAAATCAAAACCTACAGACGGAATCCATAAAGCGGCGGCTACACCTGTTCCTCTTGTTGCCTCTCGCCCTATACCGAGGGATACCCTATCACCAACGAATACACTCATAGCAACACTATATCAAGTTAGCTGATTAGTGTCTACGAAAGTCTCTACCTGCACAATAATCTCCTTGCCCCGCAAAACACGATCTGAGGAATAAAACCAAACTGAAGGTATCGGACGAACAAACAAAACATTCTCTGCCGTAGTATTGGCGTTTCCACTGAATCGAGCATTAGCTGGTTTATCAAACTCATCAATCACCGTATCTGAGAGCGCCCGTAATGAACGCTCAGCTTCTACTAGCCCCTCTCCGGTGCCGCCTTGTTGATCTGATGAGAACTCTTGATAAAGACGGACTTGAAAAGCATACACTCTGTTCCTCTCCTGGGTAGCTTCAAAGTCACTCTCATTCTCAGCCCCCGTTACTGTCGCAGCGGGATATTTCCGAAACTGTGATTTCTCCCAATTAGAAACTTCCTGAATACCATCAATGGATTCAAGGATAGATATTATCTGAGCGGTGATGGCGGTTTCTAAAGCCATTAAAATACTCTCCTTAAGGCTCGATTAACTGATCTTTGTATTACTCTCTCGATGCTAGATTTTTCCTTCTTGGCTGCACGATTCAACCAAGGTCGTGCTCGCATGAATCTTGTCCCTTCATGTAAAAACTTAGCATAAAATACCCTTGTTCCAATGCTCCCTTGCAACCGACCACGATCCCGTTCAATGGTATGGCTCGAACGTAAGCGGCCAGTCTTTACTCGAGGCTCAATAGTTGCTTCAATAAGCGCTCTCCTTTGCAGGATAACTAAAGCCTGATCAATTCCTCTCCCAACTTCTTTATTAATTATTTGTGGTGCTCTAACCATCGCCACTTTCAATTCTTTCAGCCCTTTAATTTGTATGGTTATATTGGCCATCAGTCTTGTGCTTCTTGGCACTCTAGCTCCTGATAATCTTCTCCACCACTGGTTACGGTTTTAACCCCAACAACACGCAATTCTCTCCCATCGGTTGTAATAAGAGTGTCTCGCGGCAAGATCGTTCGTTCGGTATCCATAAAGACTCGAAAAGAACGCTCGCCAAATCCATCACCTGAGATTCCGACAGCAACATCGTCTTGCTGGACACTACTAAGGACATTGGTAAAAATCGTGGCAAAATTTCCTGCGTCTCCGATGTACGATAGTCTACGGACGGTGACTGTTTCATCGAGCCAATGTAAGGCCATAATTAACGAGAATTGAACCCGGTATCATCAATGGCTTCTCCAGGTCGAAAAGCGTCACCAAACCAACTTACGTTTCGTGCTAGGTAAGTATCCAAGACCCAATCAATCCCTAAGTTTTTCCAGTTCCCAGGCTCACCAGCAAAGGTCCGAGAGTATTGACCTAATGTTTCAGTTTCGATATTTCCTGTTTTCCGATTGTCATATAGTGACGATGCTAACTTGGTTGCCGCAAATTCAATATCTGCTGGTACGGTTTCATAACCAGAATCATATGTCACTCGATAACGCCGCTTGCCTTTGAAAAAATTAGACGTTCTGGTAATCAATCCCTCTGTGAAATCAACTACATAATCACTGGTATCTATATCAGTGAAATCAGTGCTATCAAAATCATCTATCGAATCTTTAGATTGTAAACGAGTAAAGCTAATCACAGGACGTGACTTAAGAACCAACACCCTAAAGTCTCGATTCATGTCATATTCCTCATCGGTGTTTGTTGTTTGGGCAAAAATAACTCCGATCAAGTTTTCGATGCCAGCGTTCACACCATCAACAACATCCTGAATGGCATCATCGTCAGTTGAGATACCAAGCTGTAATTGAACTTTTGTAACCGTTGTGAGAGCTGTTGCCATTATTTATGTATACGAGTCATGTGACTTTTCATCCCTCGAGCGGTTCCAAAACCTTTGCCACATACAGAACAAACATTTCTTATTGATGGCTGCCCAATCTCCTTATTCATCGGCGCGGCTTTCTCAACGTCCAAAAACCTAGCACTCCCGCGAGCCACTAGAGCTTCAGCTTTACTATCAGTTTCCTCTATTACTTCACCAGGCTTATAGAAGTCCCGATAAGATGTGATCATTAATATTTTTCTCATATATTTAATTCAGGTCGGTACACGACGGGAGGGGAGACTCATCGTGTACCAGCCCGAATCAACAGATTCGGTAGCTGAGGTGGTTGTTGAGGGACACCCCAGCCGACTCATCCCTTGTGAGTTTAGGCGCTAAAGCCAGTTCCTTTGACTAAAGCCTCTTTACGAACAGCGTTGCCACCGATTCGCTCAGTCACCTTTAGACCGAGTTGATGCTTGGCAAATGTATCGCCACCCTCAATGGTGGTTTCAAATGACATTTGCTGACGATCAATAAGGATGTAGGTGCGTTTCATATCACCATAATAGACTTCTCCATCAGGGAATGAATCATGGACAACTACTCGATCACCAAGCAGCGTATCTGGCGTACCCGCTGAGAGGTCACGCTGATAGATAGGCATACCCTGGTCATCTTTCAACTTACGTGCATCACGTAAGGTGCTGTCTTTCATGAACCACCGGACATTTCCTTTTCGATAGGCAATAGGCAAGGTGTGCTGAAGGTCAACCCAATCCTCGAAGGTTAGGGTATTTCCAGCAGCAACAGATGTGAACCCACTAATCTGAGTTAGACCAGTAGGACGACCCGAGCCACTACCACCGATGATAACGTCATCTTCCTCGTTCATGATTGAGTCGGTCAATTCCGCTCTAATCCAATCAACGATGGAAGGGTTTGAATCAGCTACAATCTCACGGGACATGAAGATCAATGAATTCAAACGATTCACCGAAATACTTGTCTGTGCAAGACCTGCTGTCGTGGTTGAGATTGAGGTATTTTCAGAACCCCAAGTAACCATTGGCCGACCATCTTCCGAGTTGAACTGCACCGTGTCAGACACCGTTGGAATGACATTAACTTCTGGTCGCATAATACCGTTGTTATGCAACTGTCGGAGCACTTGATTACGGAAGTCGTCTGTTACCAAAAATCCACCATCAGCAGCAACTCCACCCGAGAGGGCTTTAAGTGCTACATAGTAGAGAGGGTTATGCTTGTCGAGCTGTATTCCAATCAAAGCCTTGAAGAACATAAATGCTTTCATTTCAATGTCTTCCTCGGTCTTTTGGGAACCGTGGTAACGATCTAAGTTCTTTTCAGAAAATAAATCCTTATGCACTTCGATACTCCGCTCAAACAAACCTACGCTGATTCCACTCTCCTCTCGGTGAACATCCGCAGGGGATGACCATCGTTTAGCAGGATTCTCAACTTTTTTGGTTTCGACTTTCTTGGTTTCGACTTTCTTAGTCTTTTTCTCATCAGCATCAGCCATAGCTTCCGCCGCAGCTTCGCCCATGATTTTACCAAGAGTGTTAGCCTGCTCCTCTAAGCTCTTACTTTCCTTTTTCTTTTTTTCCATGTTTTTTTATTAAGCTAAGTAAAACATTACTTTTGCTGTTTACCACCTGCAAAAAACCTTCAAGAGCCGCTTGGAGCACTTGTTCGTCTTTCACAGCGATCTCGACCTCATCACTGATAACAGCTTGCTTTTTCTCGCTCTGAGGCGAATGTAAAGCAGCGATAAATTCTATGGCATCTTGAGCGAGCAATGACTTTCGCATCTCCAAGACTTGCTCGATAGTCTCGAAGCTTCTGAATTCTGGTTGTTCTCGTTCAAACTTCTTGTAATAAACTCCTAAGAAATTATGGACCGTTCGACGAGTAGCATCTGGTAGATCAACTCCGCCCCGCGCTCCTAGCAAAGCTCCTTCAGCCGCAGCCACTCCACGCCAGACAGCTTTTAATTCATCGTCTTCAACATCTGAGAATGGTAGCTTATACGACGTTATCTTCTCCGGCTGGGTTGTGTCGTGCCAAGCGAAAGCCTGTTTATATTTATTGAAATCAATATCTTCCTTAGCAGGTCCACCAGCCCAAGATCGAATACGCTTTATCGCTGCCGACGCATCCCAAGCACGAGTGTCAGGGAATTTATCAAGGTTGGGATTCCCGGTAGCTTGTTTGTTCAATAGTTCAACATTCAATCCTTTAGCCTTAGCTTCGGCTAGAGCGTTAGGATTCGACGGGACGTTAACTACTGAAATCTCAATAAGCTCAGTTTTGGTAAATATATTGTCCTCAACCTCTTTAGGAATAAAGCCAATCGAAACAGCTTTAAGTACTCCTTCCTTCCATAACGCTGCTACCTCACGAGCCAGTTGAGTAGCATTACTAAACAGAGGCTCAAACGTAATATCGTGAGCTGACTTTCTGATTGATTCTGCTGTTCCAATCGGTAGCTGTTGGTGATTGTGACCAAACAACATAATTGGATTCTTTTTGAAACTCCTGAGATCAACTCCGGCTGGATCAATCCTTTCTCCGTCTCGATCTTTACTAAAATCAGTAGCGACAACTCGCTTGCCCTCTACTGAATATCCACTGCGATAGATTCTTTTTTCAGACATGAACGATAGGTTAATGTGTCCCTATCGTCCTCGATTCAGAACTTTGAAACTATTATAACAAAGAACTGAGAATAGTCTATAACGCTACTTTACATTCTCGGCAGCATCTACCATTTGTTTAATTTGTTGCTGCTCTACCAAAGTAAACAAATCAATTTCTTGATTTTGTACTTTCACTTTTCCGTTATCAATAATCTTCTTAATCACGTCGTACTGTTGTTGGTTAAGTTCTACCGGATCGCTTCCTTGATGAATACCAATAAACTTACCAGCATCATAGACATTCATTTTTTCTGCATCAGTTAGATTAGCACTGGAGTTATTAGCACTAGCTAATGCCCTGAGAAGCACATGCTTTAAGGTTGTGTCGGGCCTGTCTGCTAATACTTGGCCATCAACTTCTTGAAACTTCAAAGGCTTCCCCTCAAAGTCAGTAAGGACTTGTCTGATGTCGAGTAGCTTATTTGTGCCTTCTTTAGCCATCTCTAGCTGCTTCAGCGGCAATCGCCTCAACTTTTACTTCTTCAAGGTCATCTATCCTGATTTGTATTTGTGCCTTCCTCTTTTCAAGATTAGCAAGCTGAGCCTCCATCTGAGAAATAGTCTTTACCTCATCCCGGGCTGGCTGAGGCGTATAAATTCTAAAAGCTGTCTCTCTAGCTTCCTCCTGTTCTACTATTGTTACCGTTCGAGCCATTAATCAAACTATACTATACGAGAAAATAATATACAATCAAGCATCTTGAACCTTGGACATCGTTATAGCAGCGTGTTCAACAACGAAATTATTTGTGTTAGTTAGATTGATAAGAGCAAGGCGTATCAAATCATCCGCTACCAATGTCAGAACAGCAGTACCAGAGATATTAACCAAGTCATTAGCAGCCGCTATATTGGCATGAGCTGTAGTAAGCACATTTATAGTCCCATTAAGAGTGATTCCTCCAACTATCGCTACGGAACCACCCATAGCCATTTGGATACTAATGTTCCAGTTAAGAACATATATACCAGGCTTAACAACCTTTAATTCTTTGGAATTTTGAAAGACCACTCCATCACCTGAACCGTCCGTAAACCCACTAGCAATTTCTGTCCAAGTAGACTGTGTAACAATCGTTACAGTGGTACTCTGAGCATGCTGAGCCATCACACCATGAGCTTGTTGTGACCTTATAAAGGCTTTAATAGATTGCTGAGTTGCTAAAGCCGATGCGGAATCTGAAGCAAAATCATCTTCATCAAGAAATCTGTCTACAGCTACGCCACCATTAAGTAAACTTAAGAATCCAGCAGCAGTTAATTCCATCCTCTGCACAACAGAGAAATTATGGCTATCTGTTGAATCTCCCCACCATCTAAATGATGTATTGCCATCATTGATAAAATCAAAAGCTCCGAATCCTTGACCAAAAACGAATGTGCTATTACCTCCCAAGGAAAAGTTGGAACTTGTTACTCCAAAAGAGGCATAACGACCTACATCATTTTTTGCTGTGAAAGTTGCTATAGCGTCAGCATCACTGCTGGTATTTTCTATGACTGATCTTAATGTGTCATCAAAATTAGCGCTTAAAGTAAAATGCTGTATATCTAATTGAATAGCACCATCAGCGGCACTTACACTCAACACTGTTCCCACTTGAATAATTCCATTAACACCTGCAACCGGGACATTGTCAATTATCCCGTCTTCAGTTAAATAAAGGGTATCTCCGACGGCCCAGGTAGAGGTATCAACAGCACCTACAACAATCCCATTGTTGACTACAGAAACAACTTGACCATTAGTCCCGTCCTCAATAACCACCCCAAAAATAGGCAGCGTAGTACTGTCATCAATCGAAGCTATCCCTATTTTGGGAATAGTCGCTGTCTCACTACCAAATTGTTTGGTAGCTTCTCCCGTCACATAACAACAAAGTCCCTTATCAATACCTCCAACAACGGCTACCTCAGCCGACATTACTCTCGTATCAATAGTGTATGAAAGATCGTCGTTTTGGAATAAGTAACCGCGTGACATGCCTCCATTGTAAGAAGGCGGTGTTACCTTAGCGTTACGAAACGATAGCCAATATTAATAATCCTATAAACAAAGCCGTAAATATATTTATTATCACCTGGAAACGTACTAGCTTTCTCAGACTTTTCAGTTCATAGAAAATGATAATATCCCTGAATCCCAATGAGGCTAATTTCCAAAACGTCCGATCCAAATACCATATTCCATGTTTAACATAGACAGCATCGGGACCAAGCATTTTGTTCAGTCGATGCTTAACAACTCTGATATTATTTGAAGTTTCTAAGTCGTCAAATAAATCGACTTCCTTGACACCTTTTTCCTTAGCGAGTTGTAGACTATTGAATATTCTCTGTAGCTTGTGTTGCATTAAATTGCCGTTCTAGCTAATTCTCTAAAGTTCGTACCATCAAATACGAACATTAGAGTATCGTTCGCTGTGGCAGAGAAGTCAACAGCTCCCGCTAAAAGCATCACCGCACCAACTCCAGCCGTATTGTGTTTAACAGTCACAGAAGCATCAAACTGTAATGTGACTACTGAGCCAGCCGTCCAATCCGTAGCAACAATAGTATCAATCTGAGTAGTCCCTGTAATATCAAAATAGTTCCCAGCCCCCAATGTAATATCAGTAGCTGAAGCGACATCTGAGCCTTTTTGTCCAAGTAATCTATCTGCAATAACTGTAGGCATATTGATCTTGAAGCCCAAAATACCTGCCTCTTTTTCTAGGTGAAAGAAGTCGTCAGTATCTTTGACTGTCCAAAATATATCCTGAACTCCTGTGCCAGTTATAAATCCGCCTTGTCTTATCTGTCTGTTCTCCCCTGATCCTGAAGCTGTAAATAAAGCAAAATTTCCATTAGCATTACCTAATATATTAACTGCCCCTGCATTCTGTCCTATATTAAGAGAACCGTTCCCATCCTGCATGTCAAGTTGGGCTGATCCTAAATTATCAATAAATATGTCAAAGAATCTGTCAAACTCTGCCGCTTTCCTATGAATTATAATCCGCTTTCCATTCGCAGCATTATCAATATCTGTATCTTCAAATAGCGTCACGTCACCTTGAACGTCCGGCATTACCTTGAGATCGCCAGCAGAATTAAAGATTTCTGGGACATCAAGACTAGCTGCCATTGTGACTGCACCAGCATTTGAAACAGTAAATATATCTGTCCCATCTGACTGTTCAAACACAACCAAATCGCTTGTTTGCGTTGAATGAGCCTGAACAAGAAACTGAATCTCATCAGCAAATCCATCTACTCCCAGCAAAGCAAGTGAAGTAGCACTCCCAATAGTGACTGTATCCAAACCACCGTCAGTGAATAATAAAGAGGTTTGATTATTGCTCTCAACTCTGAAGTTTGCGTCCTGAGAGTCCTCATTGATTGCCACCGTATTTTCTTTGATGGTCAGCATGTTTCTGAGGGTGTTGTTGTTCATTACTGAGAATCTGAACTCACCATCCTTGACTGTGTTGGTTACGTCCCCGGCAAACCAACCCATCCGAGCAAACTCCACCTGTGTACCCGTGCTATCGTCTAAGAAGAAACTTAAGAAGGCATTTTGCCCATCAGCGGGGATTGCTCGGTTGCCTCCTCGAAAGATTGCAACTTGATTGGTGCCGTCAGTTGTATTTTGTATGTCTAAGGGAACGCCAGCACGGGCAGTTGTTATAAGGCTGTCGCCAAACTGTGCTGTTCCTGCTGTTGACCAATCAAGAATCGTATCAGACCCATCACTAGCAATTAGAATCCTATTTGACCAATCAAGAGAAGTCCCTGCCGAGCTGTCATTCAAAGTTAAATTACCCCAATCAACTGTTATATTTCCACCTACTGAAAGCTGCTCATTCTCCCAATCGACAGTTACGCTTCCAAAGGCATCCGATAATTGAAGATTGTCATAATCAACAACGGTTGACCCGGCTGTACTCGCTAATGTATGTCCCTCAATATCTACTGAGGTATTCCCAAGACTGTCAATTAAACCTGTGTCAAAGCGTCCTGTGCCCGGAACAAAGATATTGCCACTAAAACTAAAATTCCCTGAACCATCAGTCGATCCCCATTGAGTATTGCCCCCCTGATCGAAGTAATTATCAGCTAAGATATCAAAAGCATCGACACTTCCAGCAAACACAGCATTACCGCCATCAATGATATCGCTTGCGTTTAAGTCTATGCCGTTGCTTACCGTAAGATCACCTGCCGTAAGACTGCCAATAATAACAACACTATCATCAAGCGAAAGTCCCGTACCTACAACATAAGTAAAACCAGGGTTGTCTTGAGCTATATTTCCCGATGCGTCAATAAATAAAACAGAATTGGCCGTGCCGCCAATAACTCCGTCTCCGATGTTAATTGACTCTGATGGATTATCTACATTGCTTTTCATTTGAGATGATTGATAACGGTCAGGTTCTTCCCTCCTGATGCACAAATAGCGGTGATTGTCCCAATGTTTTCATACTCAGTTACAGTCCCACCTCTTGCGTTAAGTCGTATTCCTTGATTCAAAATTGCCGCGGAGTTAAACCCAAGATAGATGGTTTCATCGCTATCATTGACTAAAACGACCTTAAGCCTGTCTCGACTGGCAGCAATGACAGCAGTTGAACTAGCACCCACAGATACCGAGGTACTGGATATATTCGATGATCGAAGTGTGGTCGCCCCACCACCACCAATAGCGGCAGCAAATGAAGCTCGATATGTTTCTCTTCTTTTGGGATCAAACAAAACAACCCTCACTGGCTGTTCATTCATTATCTGCACAGGTTGAGTTGCTTGCTTTATTTTATCCGGTAGCTCAGCAATAGCCCTTATAATCGACTTGAATGAGATAATCGGTATCTTGGGCAGGTTCTTGATTTTGACCTCCTTAACTGGATTCTTAATAGTTACCGACTCAACAGGATTCTTTATGGTCATCTTCTCTACCGGCTCCGGCAGATTACTAACCGATACCTCAGTTACGGGATTCGTAACCTCAACAGTTCCATCAGTCTTAATATGCGTCGGATATTTAGGCGGCTTCGGAATCTCCCGTATGGCCTTCTCTAAAAGCCTAAAGCCTTCGCTGACATCAGCAAACGTCTTTTGAATACCCTTGAGGGTCTTGGTTAGTTCTTGTTCTTTTTTCTGGTCCCTCTCAGCTTTCTCAAGCCTAGCCAGTCTTGTTTCTAGGCTTTCCATGTTCCAGCTTCTTAATGCGTTCATCTAAACGCTTTTCTTGTTTGGTCTGCTTCGGGAGCTTAGGCTTTGCCCTCTTAATCTTGGTATATGATTTACTACCCTTTAAGACAGGAAGTAACACACATCGGCAACCCGGGTGGAGAGGAGGCACAGGAACATCATCAACTATTTTGATACTTGATCTTCCCTCATCAGGGTCAACTACAGTAAAGGTATCTCCCCCTTCAAAGAAGTTCTCATTGAGTGAAGCTACTTTACCATCTAATTTCATACACAAAGGATCAACTCGATCATCACCAGCAGTAAACCATTGCTTTGCTTCAACAACCCCTGTCTGTCGCCAAGCTTCCTGTGAGGCAAAATTGGATGCTTTGACTACCTCAGTTCGAGCAATCAATTCAGCTCGAGAATCACTAGCCTTATCAAACACTGCCCGTACTCGTTCCTTGAGCTGAGCAACGCCTTCAGCTTCATCTAGTCCAGTTGCAAGAGCCTTACCTAATTGATTACGAGTTGTTTCGTCAATGTCCTTGATTAACCGGCCAGCGTTCTCCTCAATAAACTGCTCAGCCTTTGGATTCTTCAGATCAATGCTTAATCGAGTACCGATAAAGAACATCGCTTCATTACCTCTCTCCTCTAAAACAAGCGAGAGCAGGGGAGTTATTACACCGACTCCTGTTTCAAAGAAATCCTTAAAGTCAGGTAAGAATTTATCCTGCGGTGCTTTCACCTTCCAAGTTGCAGCTCGATTGAATAATTGGTCGATTAGAATATTGACTGCTTTCTCCTGTTCCAACAATCGTGCTTGGATAGCAGTCTTAAACATCTTCTCGAAGTTAATAACTCCTTTTTGGAATCCATCGACAAAACCGCCATCTCTTTGAGCCAAAACACGAATATCTTTATTTTCAGCAACAGTATCTTCCTCGTCCTGCTTTAGTAATTCTTTAGCCAGCGCATGAACAACGGGGGAAACAATATCTTTGATCTCTTTGGCTCGTTTGTCTATTTTACGCTTACGACTGACAAAGTTGGTATGAATCATCTTATGATATTCATTGATATATTTACGAGGTGCTGCGGTCTTAACTTCATCAGTTGCGTCGATAGCAACAAGTCCACTTGGAGCATAAAGAACATCGCCCCCCTCAACAGAGGAGAATCCCTTTTGTGCTCGTACTTCATTCTGAGTCAGCCAAGAAGCACCAGCTAATGCCTTAGTGAATAATTCAGTCTCAGACTTAACATCAGCCGGTATAGTATCCTCGGCCATGAAGAACATGTTTTCTGTCCCCTTGAACATCGGTAAGTAAAATTCATTGAGGTAGGCTGCAAACTTCTTAACCCGGGGCTGCACCATGTAAGTCACAAATACAACCTGGTTGGCTTCAGCATTTGATCTGTTCACATCCTCAGTGATGCCCAAGACAGTCTTAGTTGTTCCGATTATTGCCATCTGCTTATCACGGGTCCATCTCTGGCTAGCCAAGAACTCCATATCTCTAGGACTGAAACCTATCTGGCTGGACTTCAAGCCACCATGAAGAATCATTGGCTTATTAGCGTTATGTTTCCCTGAGAAGTTCTGAGCGAGTTCAGTATAATGACGCTTCAAATCATCTGGTGAAATTGTAGCCTCAGTCTCAAAGACAGGACGGCCACTGGCACCATTCTCAAAACTCGAAAAGTTCCACTCCTCAGCAGATTGGTCATTATCAATTGTGATCGCTGCGGCCCGTACAACGCTCATCCCTCGAATCAAATTGTTAGGGTCTGGCTCTTTGAAGAAAACAATGTCTGACGGTTTGATAGGGATTATTTTCTCGTCACCATTCTTACCAGTTCGACGATACTCAAATCTCTCAATTAATTCCTCATCACCAGGAATAATGGTCACTCGATAAGGCAGCAGAGGTACAATCGACTCGGGATCGCCTAAGCCACTTACTCCACGATCAACTGCCCAAAATGCTTCTCCTGCTAAATCAAGATGTGCATACGTCACTTCAAACAACTCAAGCCGAGTCATGTGCTCATTCACTTCATTCAACAGTTCAGTTGATGGATGATCCAAGACTTCCTCAACATTACCCTGGCTATCAACCTCCATCAGAATAATATCAACAGAGGTCATCTGTTCTGAGCGTCGCTTCACATTGGCATAAACCCAGCCTCTATATGACTTTATGAATTGTTCAGTTTTCTGAGGAGCTGGAATAGTAATACCAGTTGGAATACTGTGCAGGCCAACAGTTTTCGCGTAACCGAACTGACCAAGGACCGAATCAACAACTCTTTTAATCATCGTATCGAGTATAACGTCATCTAACCCAAATAAAAACCTGGTTTTGGTTGATTAGTGTGAGTATGTACTGCGTACCTAGCAGCATCGAGAAGATCATCGTTTAATTTGACAGGATCATCGAGCACCTGATCGCCCTTTTGCATATAGCGGTATGACTTTGTTTCCTTCCATAAATTAGGAGAATCCTTAGTAACATGAAACTTCCGCTTCTTAATGCTCTTGATACCATCAGCCACATCTTTGTTACTTTTGACCGCAGCAAACCCGGCCTTCTGTAACATTTGGATACTCCCCGGCTCAGAGCTGTCGCAGTAGATATACGATCCTTTTAGCTTAAGCGCCTTAAGTTCAGCGATTAATTCGTTGTCATCAAGGTGAGTTTTGTATAGTAACTCCTTAGCATAAATATCATCATCCTTCATTTTGATTTCAACAAGCGCCGCTGGGTGATTGAACCCAAAGTCTAAACCATAAATAGTCTCACCACCTTCAGGTAATTCATCAATAAAATGAACTCTAGTATAAATTGTTGTCTCCGAAGTACCTCGCTCTCCTAATCCATAAATCTTCCAGTAGTTCTCATCGGTTTCCTTATACCGCTCAATCTCTTTTACTTTCTCAGGCTCAAGAAATGTGTTATCCCGGTAAGTCGAAATAATAAGCTCACAATCATCCCGGGAAATCACATGATCATAAATCCAATGGAATTGATCTGAAGGATTGAAGTCAATATAAACCTGCCCACTCGTTCGCATTACTAACTGTCTAAACTCATCGTAGGTCAATTCATTACCTTCATTGATCCAAAGATCATGGCGCTTCCGGCTACGCATCTTCTGTTCATCATCTACTGCCAGAAACTCCAAGAGGTTATTATTGTAAGCAAAGGTGTAATCAGTCTTGTTATGGCGGTCCTCGCTATACATGCCCAACTGTTTGACTATCGAAAAGAAATCAGCCATCGCTGTAGCTTTAAGTGTTGGCATTGCCTTACGAGCAATCGTAAGCTTCCTGCCTGTTCGCTCTCTCATCCTGGTAGCAAAGAGTTGTGCCAGTGACCACGTTTTGCTACTTCCAGTCCCTCCTTGGTTAACTACGATCCGAGCCTTGCTGTCATAGTTACGTTCAAAGACTGCCGTTGCTTGCAGGTCCATCGCCCCTGATAATCTTTATAGCTAAAGGCGTTCCTTCTTCTTCGCCGCCAATACCAATCTCCTGACGATCCTTCCAGTTAAAGTTCTTCAAAGCGAATATAGCCCCGGTAGGGTTACCTGATTGCAGTCGTTCCTCATACTCCATCTCGATAAAAGTACGTGCTCTTTTTATTGTGTAAGAGAATTTGTCAATCTTTTCGTAGTCATAAAAGGACTGACGGCTATCAAATCCTATATGAAGCACTAAGCCGGTAATCGTAGGAACCAGTATTGTTGCTATTGTTTGATTCTTAATAGAGCCAATTATAACTTCCTTCTCCTTAACCCCATTCTTGAAATAGTCATCAATGGCATCTTGCAGCTCATCAGCAGTCTCAAATTTTGGTGGTTGACCGGCAGGCATAACTTCACTCTACCAATTAGTTATCTTTACGTCACCTAACCAGCCAAAGTTATTGTAGCCAAATTGGTCTTCTCTGATAGCTTTAAGTCTATCTTGGATATATTTTGGGTGTTTCTTTAGTGGTATATCCCGCCAATTAGAGCTGTTCCAGCGCTCTACAAAAAACTCTTGTAGTCGTTGCATAGCCTTACTAGCAAACTCCCTTACCCTCTCATCACTATGGTTAGAGTTGTAGTATTTTGCTCGAGCATAGTCATATATTGGCCGTACTTCTTCGAGCTGTTTAAGCGTCATAAAGGTCAAATCATAACAGTAGACGCCATAACCGATACGTTCAATCATCCCTGCATACTGTATGACTGATTTTCCTATATACAGTCCATTCACTTCATGCTCAGGATGAATAGCCCACATGAAATCAGTATCACTATCATAAGCTCTGCCGTAGTTTAGAAATTCGCCGTAATGCTTCTTATTTACCGCTATGTGAGTCTTTGACTTAGAAAAGCATTTATCAGCTATTTGGAATTGAAATTTCTCGAAGGCTGCGGTCATAGGAGGAAACTTGCGCGTCAGCATTTCATCTAGCCGCTCTCGAATACGTTTAATGTCTCGTTCATGGATCATGTAGTCGAGGTCCATTTTGATTGCCCAATCGCCATTACATGCCTCATAGCCAAATTTAGTATTCCGGGCTAGTTGATCCCATAACCAATCCGTCTGCGGCCAATGATTCTCAACAACAGTTATCTTGTCAGAGAGGGCTTCGATCTTTTCAACCGATCCATCATCTGAGCCGCCGTCAACAACAATTACCTCATCCGCGAGATCGACATAACTTTGGATTGCCTCTAGGTATGCGAATCCTCTCGTTTCAGGATTCGTTATATTGACATGTATTGAGATCAATCCTTATCCAATTTAATGTCCTTCTCGATTGTCTTTACCATTACCGGCACACCTTTTCTGACCACAACTGTAATATTACCAAAGCCAAGCTCTTTAATTATTTCTAGCAATCTCTGTTCCTCAGTACTCATAAAGTTTCGATTAGCTCCTTATACTCTACCACAGACTGATTCACGTCTCTATGTGCCTTAACCCATTCCCAGCCTTCCTCGGCAGTCTTTTTGCGGTTTTCCTCTTTCATGTAGAACTCCAAACTTTCTGCGTTTACCGCAACAGGTAGACCAAGTGCTTGAGCGTTACCAACTTTATTGTCCGACTTAAACATTGCATTGTACGGTGTATCTCCGTCATTGGTCTTATGAGATGGGAGTAAGGCTATATCCCCGTGCTTAATCAAATTCTGATTGATTGTGTTCTCATCATATTTAACAAAGTTGAACATCTCAGCATCGCGCTTTGCTACCATTAGCCTCATATCATTGCTAATGATCATACACTTGAGTTTTAGCTGTCGCAGAGTAGGAACTGCTTGTCTGATAACATTGACATTTTGAGCATATCCAAACCACACTACGCTCTTGGCGTCACCCTTATGGATTTTCTTTTGCTTGTATTGGCTCAAATCCAACCGATCAGGAATTACCTTAAACGGCATTTTAGGTAACAGCTTATTAAAGAACTTCCTGAACTGCTCTGTTGGTGCTGTAACAGCGTCGAAATTCTCAACGATTTCACGGAAGTATGCGTTATCAGGACGCTCTGCCCAATCAGGATCGCAAATATCAAGAATCTTAATCGCCGGATTGTTGTGATTCATGTGACGCTGCCAATAAACTTTCTGGTAAATCTCAACATCGTACTTCTGGCCTGGTTGATAAATCTCAGCTTCGGGCCAAGCGTTAGCCACCCATCTAGCACGAATACGAGATGAGCCTATTTGCTCTCGCTCATGCCAAGACTCAAATGTAATGAAGCCTACCCTCATATTTTCATTTCCATCACATTAACAGGCTTTTCACAATATATAGACAATTCACAAGCGATCTCGACTGCCTCTTTAGCACTCTTGCCGAAATGAAATGCAGTCAGTGAAAAATCTTGACCAGCTCCCATTGCCCGATAATCTTTAATTTCCTTAACATAAAAATCACTGGTAACAAACACAGCCTTTCCATCTTGACATATAATAAAACTCGATTGATTTTTGTAATCACTGAACTTCTTACGAGCCCATTCGATATAATCAGTCATAAACTCAATAACATCTTCTTCTTGCATCCCTTTAAGTTTCCTTGTCTTTGTATATGCTCGGAACCAGGTAATATCTGACGCATATCCGACACACCCTACAATCATTCCATTCTGTCTGAACAGCTTTGCCTCCTTGTCTTTTAACTGAGTCCCCCAACCAAAACCGATGAAGCTGTCAGTAGCAATTACAAGTTTATTTTTCTCAATTTTTACAACAACAATACTCATAACACCCCAACCTTAGTAAGTAGCTTATGCCAATCAGCCTGATACCTCTCCTGAGTAAAATGCTCCTGAGCTTTTAGCTTCCCTCGCTGACCAATCTGCATTGCTATGTCGGGATTTCGATAGAGATACATGATTTTAGCAAAGAAATCCTTGGCGTTCTCAATATCGGCATATAAAATTTCGGCTTCCTCTAGGTTCTCAGGGATTAATTCACCGGCCTCAGTAGTGATAAATTGGCCTACTTCAGTTTTCTTAAATTCCAGCCCTGTAAAATACTTGCCAATGTCATAGTTATTGCCTGAAATTGCACACCCTCCCGATAGCATAAACTCTGTTCTAGCCCGGGGCATGGGAGATGTTCGCATTGGGAACACTCCAATTAAAACCTTCCCTACATACTCACGGTATTTCTGAAACCCGCTAATCGTGATGTTTGATCTAGGCTGTTCCATCTTGATCCCGTTGTCATCCAACATACTGAAGATGTCATTAGCTACTCGACGGTTGTAGTAATAATCCCAACCCGCCGGGGACATGAACAATGTCACAATCATTTCTTTAGGAAGGTCAAAATATTCCTCTAGGGGATTCCCGTACATTCCATGAATGATCGGTGTACCCCAGCCCCAATCTTTAGCGGCCTGTTCAGCATTAACAACCATTGTGTTATCGCCGATAATCTTTTTCATTTCTCTGACGCAAAAGTCTTTTCCAGCTTCCAGTCGTTTCTCCTCTGGTAAGCCCTTTACATACTTAGTGAACCTTTCAGGAATCCACGGTGTGCCATGATTAATAACAATCTTCGGAATATCCTGAATGAGATCATTCAGCTTTTTATATAGCTCGCCTTTTTTACCTTCGGGATCGGCACACTCTCCATCTACATGCAAAACAGCTAGATCGTACTTACCCTCCTCATAGAAGGGAACAAACCGTGCGTTCTTTGGAAAGTCCCTAGCCTCATCAGCCCATCGTCTCCGAGCCGGTTCGTACATATACCATTCGGAATAGGGGATCGAGGTAATCAAGGAATAGTTATGGGATATATGGCACCTAATGCCACGGAATCCCGAAAATCCTTAATGGTTTCCAGCCTATCCGTGTCATTTGGCACCACCACCTTTCAATCGAGAAAGAACATCATCAACATCGGCACGTTTATATAGTCTAAAATTGCTGATTGGATGCCTAGTTACTTTTATAATACCGTTTTTGGTATAACGACGAACAGTGGACTCACTTACACCTAGAATATGAGCGACTTCAAGTACTCCCAAATATTGAGTTGTTCCGATTCGATGAAAGCTCGTCATTCCCAACTCATTAATTCAATACCCAAGTCATCCAAGCGCTTTCGCGTCTGTCCACGCCGCCTAATCCAAGTCTTGTCAGGAATCTTTGTGTTGTGGTCCTCGACATACCAATGTTGAATTCGTGAATAATCAAACTCATCTAGCACAGAGTTGATGATGTCCCACTCGGACCCCTCTGTGTCGATCTTCAGAATCGTAATATCTTGGTCTAATTTTACCAAATATTTACCGATGTTAATAGTCCGACACGGCATCCAAGACTGCTTATCAAGATTGGTTTTATACTTCACTAATGAGGAACCAGTATCATCATCCTTCTTACGGTTCTTTAGATATAGCCGCTGTTCATCTGAGTCCTCCCGCCAAGCTGCGGCATACTCCAATGTCACTAGGGGATTGCGATGAAAGCCAGGATACAAATAGTCTCTGAATAACATCTGATGTGGCTCAAATGCGACGACGGTTATTTCTCGCTCAATACAAGCCTGTATATTTACGCCCTGATGAGCACCAAGGTCAATAAATAAATCACCCTTACCCAATTTCAATTCATCAAGTACTTTATTTACGTCCATAGCAGTGATACGTTGGTTTATTTCCGTGATCTAAACTTCGTCCAACAAGTTCGATACGCTCAAATCTATCACCGATCTTAGAAGGCAGTAGATTCTCCTCGCGGTCCTTGGCATTATCTTCAATTACTAAGACCCCATCCTTTGCAACCGTATCAAATAAATGTTCAGGAAGCCCAATGTGATAATTCATTGAAAGATACAAAACAATATCATGTTGCGCTTCCCCCACAGGTGCCTTTTCAGTAAAATCTCTCTCGTAAAAACCTAGCTTCCAATGACCTTGTTCATTAGCTGAAATATGAGCAGCTTCAATGGTCGACTTATTATCAAAGCCAAAAACATTCTTAGCTCCTTTTTTGCTAGCATATTGCATAAAATATCCCCCAGCACAGCCAATATCTAAGACATGCTTTTTTCTAAAATCAAGCTTATCTAATCCCATCCATGTAATTCGTTTCTTATTATGGCGAGGGCTATTGTTCAATCCGAACGCAACTACATTGTGATAATATATTTTTCCGTACCGGCCTTTCTCAACATACAACTTCTTGATTATCTCCAGCCGATTCTCTACAGGATAAAAAGTATTAAAATCAAAAAACTTACCATCAATCGCATCACCCCTTTGATACTCATTTTTATGCGTAGTAAAGCCATAAATTCTACCTATCTCCTTAACCTTTTCATATAGCTCAGCAACATTGTCCTCATCAAAATCACCGTATAAATAATCAGTTAACTGCGCCCAATATTTATTTCCGTTTCGTTTAACTTGAGTAATCTCATAAACTCTTGGCGCAAGTCCACGCCAAGCACAATAATTCTGAAAGATTGTCGCATCAATGAGACGGACATTCCGCCGGTGTCCGTTCTTAGGCGGGTCATCACCCCAATTAAAAGTTTCTAATGGTCCAGGGTTTGGGTAAGCATCAAATATTTTCAAACCAAGTCCGTCATGGCTATTCGGCTTGTAAGGTTCAACATAACAATGCTTTCCACGTCCTGCGTATTTCTCTGGTCTTAATGCTCGGTAGTTCATTGCAATCCTAATTTATAAAGTATATTTTTCACGTCCATGATTCCTTGCTTGTCCCGCCAATTACCTCTCGATGACATCTTCTCTTTAGCCTTCGCTCCCTCACAAAACTTAAACTCCCAGCCTTGGGAACGAAGCCGCGCTCTAAGTTCCTGACTCATGCCGCCATATTTATCAATCCGTTCGTTGAACATCCCCGCATGGATCAAGCTTTTACGCTTACAAAAGCTAAAGTTCTCTACAAAGTTTCGTTTGCCTCGGCCTTTGTCCCCCCATAGAAAAACCTTATCTCGGTTGTTTATTTGTTTGACAAACTTAGCGATGGTGTTTGGATCATCTAGCATCCAGCGATCATCAAGAAATAATAAATACTCCCCATGAGAATCAATAATCATTTTGTTTCTGATCTTAGCTAGATTGTATCCATTATCATTATCAATTAATGCCAGCACTTCGACATTCTTATAAGTCTGAGCCTCAATGCTCGTTAATGTTTGACCATAAGTTGAGTGTCGTGCCTGAACATACGGACAAATAACACTAACCAATGGCTGATGCGGATATAAGACTTCGTGATATTGCTTGTTGTACTCCCGAGCAAAGCGAACACTGTTGTAGTTCTTAGCCATTCGCCAACCTTCCTCTCGTAATTTATCCCGCACCTTATCGTTATCGAAAATCTCCTTGATTGATTTTTTCATTTCGGCTTTACCATCAAAGAAAAAGAGATTTTTACCATCCTCGCCAATCTCTCCAATAGTGCCGACCTCCCGTGACACAACCGGAACACCCGCTAACATGGCCTCTAGCGGCGGCATAGGGCCAGTCTCAAAGTTATCCACAGAATTAACGACATATACACCCATGCTGTGATAAACGTCATCCATTGACTCAAATGGCACACTCTCATAGAAGCTAATATCAGCACCTGTAGCCAACACTTCCTTCCAATAATCAGGCTTTGAGATACGCCCCATCACAATAAACTTAATCCCTAGCTCCTTAGCGACCTCAGCGACTTCCAGTATGCCCTTCTTGCCTTCGATACGATTAGCACACATTCCAATTGTCTTGTGAGTATTGGGCTTAAACTTCCATAACTGCTCATCAACTGCTAAACGGATCAACGGCGCACCAGCCAAAACTTCAGCCTGAGCATCAGTACACACCACATTCATGTCATGCTCAATCCAATTGCGCTCTCCAATATCGTAGGGATTAAAGTGGCTTAGAATACTTTTCTTAGAACTAGAGACTTCTAGCTCCTCTGCCTTCTGCCATGACTTCCAATACATCCAATGAATGATGTCGTAATCCTGACGACTATTCTTTAAGAAATCGACAGTGGCTTCATCGGGACGCTTAGGATGAAATTGAAGCACATCAATCTCATGTTGTTTATTCTCACGCCTGATGAAGTTCGCCAAGATGTCGATGGCTGTGCCTTGCTTATCTGTAACGAGTAAGATTTTCATTTGTAACCTAGCTCCTTTCTTTTGGCTTCAACCGCATCAGATAAAGCAGCTCCCAATTCCATCATAAGAAACCCACCAAAGTTTCCTCGCATCTTAATCTCATAATTCTTTAAGAACTCATCACTGCAATTAAACTCAAGATGCAACCGATGTGGCTTAGGGGGTTCCTTCTTTTTATTTTTCAATACTGCCTTCATACCCGCCGTGCATGAATCAAAATACCCGAAGCTTGGGGCCGTGCGATCTTATACCCTTCATTCATTGTTGCCACCATTCCCCATTCAGCATCGTGGGCATAGGCAATCTTCAGCTCAACAATCTCAAAAAGAGAATCTTTTAAGACATGCTCAAACCAATTAGGCATTAACCGAAGCATGTCTGTTCCCTTTGGTTTCGTTTCGGGATAGCCCTCCAAAGGATTAGAAATATATAAATCTCTTTTCGTGAGAGTAGCTAAGTTCATCAGAGCACGAACTGGATCAATGGTGTACATCAGAGTCTCTAAACAGAAAACATTGTCAGCCGGGAAAAGAGTGCTTGGTATTGGTCCATCAACCCTTCCCTTAGTAACAAAAGATTTTCCAAAGTTCTCTATATCCCAAATATCATAAGCAGTGGCATACCAAGAGCCGGTACGACCTTTGATTGGTTTCTGTGCGCCACCAACATCTAAGACAGTCCCCGAAATGTCGAGGGTACCTAACCAGGATTCTAAATCTTCACGCCATTTACTCATAAACAAATAGATAATTCAATTACTTCACCGGTTTCAGCAATATAACTTGGCTGTAATTCTTTTTTAATGAATTCCCCATACTCTACCCAAAATTCTTTTACTATTTCTACGCTTACCTCACCTTTTTTATCATCAATATCTTTCACTTCACCAACAACCATAGAAAGATCATGTTCAAACGTAATAACAGGATTTTTCATATAGTTATTAAAATCAAGTTCCTTATATTTTTCCACCCTAAACATCATATCAACATCCACACGTTACTCCTTTGTAAGCAAACCAGATTAAGATACCCAATAAAATTAACCAAAACGGCGCTTCCCATTTTACTATTGCTCGCACCCAAGGCTTCTCTAAAAACTTTATTAACTTTCTGTCTGCTTCATTCATATAGTTATTGTATCAAAAATATTAATATATTCCTTGACCATATCCCCACTTGTTCGCGGACCTGCAACCATCTGCTCCTTAGCACCGCCAGTTGATAGCATCCCGCCGCAGTCGTGGATATTAAGCTCACACATCATCGCTTCATTCAAACAATTAGAGCAAGCATCATTGTAATAGCTGTAA